TGTTTTGAAGCTGGTCTACGCCTTGGCCGTCGTAATTGGAGCGACATCCGGTGTATTTGGCGTTAAAGTGTCGCCATTGATGGCCGTACACGGGGCCTAGGTCTTGGTCTTCGTAATGGGTGAGACCGCGACCGTCGAGAAATTCGCGACTGCCATTCGCGTCCCAGATGTGAACGCCAATAGCTTGAAGGTCGGCGTTGCTGGTGGACCCGCGAATAAACCATAGGAGTTCTTTTAGGCAGGTTTTCCAGGCCATCTTTTTAGTGGTGAGCATAGGGAGCGCGCCGTTTTCAAGAGAGTAGGACATATTGGCGCCGAAAATGGAGAGGGTGAAGCCATTGCGGCCCTCTTCCAGACTGCCATGTTGAATGATATTTAGCGCGAGTTGGATGTATTGGTTTTCTTCATGCGCGCTGTCAAATGGAGGTGTCATCATAATTTAATATAATGTAATATGCGGGTGTAATATATTATATAGAGTTGTGTTTATACTGGTTAAATAAAGGAATAATATTTTTGTAAATAATTTAAAAATTCTAAAATATAATTAATTGACAATGTTGCAATGTGTAGAGGAGGATATCACCCCAGCAGAAGCCAATAACAAAAATGCGCGCACCATTCGTGCGGACATGCATGAACGTGTTCTAATTAAAGATTTGCAGGTGAATAAAATATATGGAAGAATAGATGACAATGATAATGATGAAGTGGTTATTTTAGGCGTTTTACAGTCGAACTCACAATGTGGTTATGCGGACGGAATGATGATTAACCCAACCCATCGTTGTATTTTTATAAGCCCGGCCGATGGAAAAACGGTGAAATTTGTTAAAAGGTGGAACGACCATTTAATTCAGATAGATGAATGAAGTTTGTTTTTAATTTCTAGTTATAAAACATATGGATAAACTGGAAGAATTGTCAAGTGTTGGCACAAAAAATGGTTTTTTTAAGCACATGTTTAGTTTGGGCGATGATGAAAAAGGCGACCTAATTAATGTCGTCCAGTATGCCCTGATGGCGATTATTCCGGTCATTGTATTAAACAAAACAATGCAAAAATTTGTTCCCGAAGCCGATGACGAGAAGGGTAGTCTAGAGATTAGCGCGGAAGTTATTTTCCAAATCGTCTACATGTTTATCGGCATGTATTTCATTCACCGCATCATCATCTATGTTCCCACCTATGGAGGTGTAAAATATCAAGACTTTAGCGTCACGACCATTATATTGGCGGTATTGACGATTGTCTTAAGTTTGCAAACCAAACTCGGCGAAAAGGTGAGTATCCTCGTGGAGCGTCTGGTTAACCTGTGGGAAGGCAAGACGACCGACCCGAAAAAGAAGCCAACCAAAAATGGAACGGTTAAAGTGAGCCAGCCTATTAGCCAACAACAGATGCACTCCCCTCAGCAGATGCCGCAGCAAATGTCCATGTCCACGCCTATTAGCCAGCTACCTGTAACCCAGCAATTGCCGAATTACGACAACATGCACCAACCAGACAATAACCCGCTGGTGGGCGCGGCGACGCCTGGGTTTGACCAGATGAGCCAGGGGCCGATGCCTGCGAGCGAGTTTATGGGGTTTAGCACGATGGGAGGGGGGTATGCCAATTTTTAAACCAACAAATACACAAATAAACTGATATATAGACATTATGAATAATATTTGTAATATCTATAAGTTACGATGAATTCTAGCGCGCATAATGATGAAGAGGATGAAACGTCCGCATTTAATGAGTTGGATATGGAGAACTTATTGAAAGCGGTGGATAGCGATGAGAATGATTATTTATTGCATTTAACGACGAAAAAAATTCAAGAGCTCAATCTGAACGTGTTAAAAGAGCTGGACCTGCCAAAGAAAGATACACTAGATATGTTAAAACAATTGAGAACATATAAATATGTGGACGAGATTAAAGAGCTTAAATATGGCCGGTTTATCCGGTGGGTTCCAATTAAAGACCCTGACCATTTAAAATTAACTAAAGGCGGAATTATATGCGATATCAAGGCAATGGATAATGGAATACAAATCGTATGCAAAAATTTTATACACCGACATTTCCAGTTTAATATGGACGAGTGCCTTATTTTCCAGCGACTGTCGCAACAGGAACTGGTCTTGCTATCAGCATTGGACCATTTATCCATGTAATTATTTTGCGCGTTTGAACAAGGTGACCCGTTTTTTTGCACATTTGAAAGAACCACGGCGCAGGCCTTTGCGGTTTATAACGCTACGCGTGCAAACACCGATAGACCTTTGTTCACCGATAGCCGCAGGCTTACCGGTAGCCCCAACTTTTTTGATACAACGGCATAATTTGGTCGCGACCATTTGCTCTGCGGCGCGTTTTACAGTTTTGGCAGAATTCGGAATGCGCATTTTATAATATTTTAGTATTTTGATATAATCGGTGTGGGTCAAAGTTTTATTGAGAGAGTTGGGTCTGCGTTTTCTGGTGTTTACAGGTGCCATTTGTTTATATACAATGAAGAAAATAATGTAAAAATATGTGAAATATAATATATTTAATTAATTTAGATATATGTTATCAAATGCTGGACCATCCAGCGCACTAACAATAGCTAGCGCCAATAAAATCGTGGTGTTTGATTTAGATGAAACGCTCGGTTATTTTGTTGAGCTGGGGTTATTTTGGGACTGCCTTCAAGCCTATATTAATAAATATGCGACTGAGCGGTTCGCGCTAGCTCAGCCTGAGTTCAATAGTCTCTTGGATTTGTTTCCTGAATTTATTCGTCCCAACATGTTTCAAATCTTGCAATACATTCAATACAAGAAGAATTTACATAAATGCGACAAAATTATGATTTACACCAACAATCAGCGACCCGTGGAATGGGCACAATATATTAAAACATATTTTGAAAAAAAGACGTCCGCCTATATTTTTGACCAAATTATCAATGCGTTCAAAGTCAACGGCAAATATGTGGAGTTATTAAGAACCACGCATAAAAAAACGCACGATGACTTGGTGAAATGCACGAAACTTCCGCAAGAAACCCAGATTTGTTTTTTTGACGACAAGCTCCACATGGATATGTGCTGTGACCATATTTATTACATTAATTTAAAACCGTATGTTTACAAGTTGCAATATGATGCATTGATAAGTCGGTTTTTAAAAAGTGAGAACCATGTGATAAAGGAAATGCAACAACAAATGCACATTGAAAATGGCCAGGATTTTAAACGCGGAATGTTACAACTGTTGCACGAGTATGATTACAAATATGTGAAGAAAAATATTGCGGAGTATGACATGGATAAAATAATCAGCAAAAAGATATTATATCATTTGAATACTTTTTTTACGCCGTATAAGCGCACTCTAATGGAGCAGATTGTGGTTCTAAATAATCCTGGGCCGACGACATGCGGGCCGCCGAGCAGGCGATTTAAACGCAATAAACACAATGCAACCAATACGAATAACAAAAACAGTAAAAACAAATCAAAAACCCGTAAAGTCCGGTCTTAATGTGCCTCCACATATTTTTTTGCAAAATCATGCACATCCGCATCAACAGATGCGAGTTTGTTGACAATTATTTTAACCAATACGGTGGAGAAGAACAAATATAAGGCTCCATTAAATATTATTTTTTTATCCAAACTGGTAACCTCCACATTACGAAAGTCGTTAAACCGCCATAGCAAAAATAACGAAATGTATATCTTGATAACAGTATTCACCATGTCTAAATAATAGGGAGCGCTTTCAACCAGATGAAAATATGTTAACACGAGCAATACAAACCAAATAATTAACGCAATATCAAATAATATATTTTGCATGGAATGGAGAAACTGTCTCATATTATACACTATACACTATATCCACATTATAATAAATCGTGATGGATTGCGTTATTATAATGTTTTTGCATTTTGCTTATTGCTTATAGAAGCAATACGCGATAATTTTAGCCCAGCGGTTGACCAGTCGCCCCTCCTTCAAAAAGGTTTTGCGTCAGGCTACTATACATTGTAAGCGTGCGCGCACTCGGGTCATCGCATTGCACGAACCGCGGCATCCAAAAATCGGTGACCACGTTCTCACAATTCGGGAAATGCTCGTCAAACACCATGCGATAATAGTATTGCTCGTCTGTGCTAGGAGGTAAGTGCTCATATTGGGTCATTGCGACCGACCGTTCTTCCTTTGTGCTAGTTAAATCTAAAAAAGTAGTAATCTGCTCCTGTAATATTTGAAACAGGGACCTCTCTTTGGACCCGCTAACTCCGTCACTGAACGCCTCTTTTGTGCGCCAAAGGATGCAATCCGGCAATAATTGCTGATTATTTGAGTTCACGCAATAGTCCCTGCTAAATGCCCGGCGAAACAAATATTTCTCGCACTCCTGATGGCGCACATGGAACCGCAACTCGGGGTCAATGGACAGCACAAATTGCACGAGCGCCCTATCCAAAAAGGGCGTGCGCGGCTCTAGCCCGTGTGACGAAATGCTACCGTCCGACCGGCGCACATCGTGCTTGTAAATGTTGTCCAGAAGGCGCCGAATATCCGCGTCAAACGCAATCGCGTCGGGCGCCTTATACTCGTAAATGTAGCCGCCGAACAATTCATCCGCCCCGTCGCCGTTGAAAATCACCTTGGCTTCGCTCGTTAACGCAATTTGCCGGCAAATCTCGCTATTGGGGATGGATGCGCGCACGGTAGTGGTGTCAAATGTTTCAATATTATAGATAGTATCCTGGATGGCATGAAAGAAATCTTCTTCCTTTAGGATGATTTCACTATGTTTTGTGCCGAGATAGTCCGCGACGATGCGCGCATTCCTCAAGTCTTCTGACCCCTTGATGCCGATGCTATATGTTTCTAATGGTGTCTTGCTGACCCGCTTATGCAGCTCATTAATGCTCGCGACAACGGAGCTGCTGTCTAGGCCGCCGGACAATAAACATGCGATAGGGCGGTCCGTATTTAGATACCGTTTTTCAATGGCTTTATTAAAGTAGTGCTGGATGCCTTTGAAGATGTTATCCATGCCATAATTGGCGCGCAACGACGAAAAAGGAAGATGATGGTATTTGACGCATTGTTTAGAGACGCTGGTTTCATTGGTTAACGCATGATTGCCGTAAAAAGTGAGCTGCTGGTAGGTGCCCGGCAAAAAAGGCGCAATCCTATATTTGGATGGTCTTGCGAGTTTGTTGGATTGCATTAATCCGGCGAGCATTTTGATTTCGCTGGAGAACGCGACGATTTTGGGGATTTCGGTGTTCCATTGTGTCATGGAATACAATGGTCTTACTCCGTAGGGGTCTCGGGCGATAAACATTTTAAACGGAGTTCCGGAAGTTACGCGCATATCGCAAAGAACGAATGCGAACACGCCGTCCAACATGGCGAGCGTTTGTTGAATTCCATATCGGATATATAAGTGGATAATAATTTCGCAGTCGCTATTGGTTTCCGGGCAAATCGCCATTTGTTGAGCCAGGTCACGATGATTATAAATCTCGCCATTGCATATTAAGTGGACTTTATTAATGACGATGGGCTGGTTAGAGCCGGTGTCTAGACCATTGATGGCGAGGCGATGAAACCCGAAGGTGGTATTTAGACCGATGTCTTGTAGAACGGAGAATTCGGGGCCTCGATTTCTTCCTTTTTGGAATTGTTCATGGATAGTTTTAGATGTGAAGTCATTGTCATTGTTTAAAATTGCAAGGATGCCGCACATTATGAATAAGAGGTTATGATACAATGATATAAGTGACAGTCTTTAGATAAGTTTGAAATAGTAATAAAAGGAAGAAAAAAGAAAAAAGAAAATAAGAAAAGGAATAAATATAATATGCGGGTATTATAATGCAGAATAGACAATCCCAACAATCCCAACCACAACGTTCTCGTAGTCCATCTCCTGAAAAAAACCATCAATCCAATGAGTTCCAAGACACGTCCGCCTCTGCAAGACACATCATCACCAATACGCGCGCCAATAGTCGTCTTATTCCTTCGCACCCGCTGCAGCCCTATTTGAGCGTGGCGCCGGTGCAGACCAAGTTTACGATTTTGCCTGTGGTAGACCCGCGGAAAAAGATTAATGTGAGCTTGACCCAAGAGGGCACATATTTTCCGGATAAAATGTTCAACCCGGGCAATAACGCCGGTCCTTGGTCCGGATTTGCTTCGTCCGTTAATACGGAGTCAATGTTGAGGAACCAGATTTACGCGCTGCAAAAAGCCAGCCAAGCGGTGTATGTGCCCAGCAGTAAAAGCGACTTGTATGAGGATGCCTTTAACACGCCCAAAACAATGCAGCCGCACGACCCACTGTTTCACGTATTTGTGCCGGCGCAAACGCACGAGGTGCCGTTGAAAGACTTGATGGGGGATGGGCTATTCAACAATTCTACGAGAACCATGCGAGAAAAAAAATAAGGTGTTTGTTATTATATTTATAGAACACATAATAGTTATTTATTATTTGAGAATGTGAACCGAGTGATGTCATTCAGGAGCTGATTGCGTTGTCTAGTGTTGATAATAGACATCCTTGGGTCAAAACAGTCGGCGAAATATTGAGTATTACAAATGGGGCATACAATGCGCGGGTATTGCTTGCGAATAAGGCAGTCGCGACATATGAACTGTTCGCATGTAAAACATTCAAAACGGTCACTGAAACATTTGTTGTTGTATTTAGAATAAAAGTTGGAGGGTAATTCATGTTTGTGCTTTTTTACAAATAGCACAAACTCGGCAAAGGTGAAATTTATAAAGTTTTTGAAGCAACCGCTGCATTCAATGTGGGTCATGTAGTCGCTCAAGTCCATTGGCTATAAGATGTAATAAGATGTTATTATGTTGTAAGATTAAAGTAATTAAACGTGTGTAAAAACATTCAATTTTATTATATTTATTATATTTATTATATTTATTACATGTTGCCAACTGGATTTCAAATTTCAAATGGGAATGATTTATCAACAATATTTGAACCTATTGGAACAGGGCCAATGTATACTTCACCCACTGGATTTGTAACTAGCACAGGTAAAGATTTAAGAGAACTCTTCGCGGTGAGGACAACATTAACTATACCAAATGATACAAAATTCATAACTCAAAATGGACAAGATTTAAGACAAATTTTTCAAGGGATTGAACCATTGACAGTTACTATTGGAGGTTCAGGGGTATACACTGAAAATATTACCGGTAATAAACGTACATATACATTTACAAATATAACATCATCAGAGACGAGTAATTACATGCGTATAAATAAAAATGTTACCTTACATGTCATTGTCGTTGGTGGGGGAGGGCCGGGTGCCTATGGTTCTCCTTCTTGGGCAGGGGGAGGGGGTGGCGCAGGAGGGTTTGGATATGTTTCATTTTCATATGCAAGTGGTCAGGATTATTATCCTCGTGTAGCAAACTTTGTAACTCAAACTTCAGGTCAACCAAGTGGGGGGTCTTCATCTTTTTTAAATAATAGTGGGCAAGGACCTACCGCAACTGGTGGTCAAATAGGGGCAAGAGACATCTACAAATTTGCGGCGCTCCCAGGAACATTCACAGTTAATGGACCAGGCACAGTTGTTACCGCGAGCGGAGGGGGCGGAGGGCGTCCGAATGAGACTACTAGTAACGTGTCAGGTGAAAACTCCAGGTCTATTACAGTTTTAGGTGTGACTTATAACTATGGTGGTGGCGGTGCAAGTGGCATGGGAACGGAATCGACTGGCGCAAACAGGGGAGGTAATCCAGGACTAAATGGGACTGGTGGGTCTGGGTCAGCAGGTTCAGTCGTTGGCGCCTCCGCACTCATATCATCTCCTGGCAGTGGTGGTGGTGGAGCTGGATGGGCTGGCTCGTCTCCAGGCGGCAATGGCGGGCCCGGACTAGTAATCGTTATCTTTACTTATCCTTAATTACATCCTTAATCATACCCAACTAAATTATCCGCGTAAAACCAGGTTAATCTTATCATGAACAATATATAGACAGATGAGCGCGGGAATTGTGGACCAAATTACGCTAGAGTATTTAATGAACCGGGACATGTATAAAAAGTTGATGACCAATAAAACGGTCATTGCGCAAAAAAACAAGGAGAAAAATTTTTATAGAAACCGGATATCGCATTTAACGGAAGAGCTGCTCGCAAATAATGAAGTGGACGGACTGTTTGCCGATGTGTCGTTTGCATTTGAGAATTATGTGAAAACCTGCATCCACTATTTCAAAATCATTGATGAGAGCGACATCATCCAGAATGATTATAATGGAGCTGCAGGGGAACAAGAAGAGCAAGAAAATGAAAACGATGATTTAGCTTTAGATGAATTCGGTGAAGATTTAGACCAAGATTTAGACCAAGATGAAGATGACGGTGACAATGAAGTGGTAGATTTTGAAGAGGCAACAAATGAAAAGGAAGAAATATTTGTAGAGATTTTAGAGGATGAAGATGAAGATGAAGATGCTTTAAAAGAGGACGACAAGATGAAGATGATGATGCGCTCTGCAAAAATGATGACGGGCACATTGGATAAGTTTATGATGTTAAAACCGGCTTTAACAACGCCTAAAAAAAAGTGCGCAGACGTGTTGCCTACGCAAAAAGAAATCAATTTAGAAGACCCGCTGCTCATGAATAAAGGTATTTGTAAAAAGAAAAATATGAACAATAAGTATGGTAAGTAGTGTTAAAAAAGGAAGAAAACGTAAGCGCGTGAGAAAAACGCGGAAAATGAAGGGTGGGAATTCAACCAAACCAGGAGCAAACCAAAAATATAAAAAGTTAAAATGCAGTCCTAACCCCGAGAAGAACAATTTCAGTTGTTTTTCAAACCCTGACCTCATCAAGTTGAGAGACCGGTGGAACTTGAGGCATCCCGACGTCGCGATAAAAACCGACGACCCGAAGGAGATTTGGACCTTGTTAAAGCAGTATTTAAGCAATGTCTGCAATAAGGAGACCTGTTGGCTCAAGCAGAATTTTATGCCGGAGCAGGATGGGAAAGAACTGTTGAATTCGTTTGCGCCGCAGTCGCCGGCGGATTGGAAAGACAACCCGAACAAGTGGTTATCGAGTTTGGACATATTAAATGTGATGCGTCAGTATGAAAAGGCGTACAAATGCTTTGAGTTTCTGGGTCCGTCGCCGATAGACTACGACACGATAGAGATGGATGGCGCGTGCGTGTTTGAGGAAATATGTAACCTCAATTTGAAAGACCAAATACAATCTGGCAAAACAAAGCTCGGGTTTTCGTTCAACACGGATACGCATGATAAGCCGGGGAAGCATTGGATAACCATGTTTGTGAATATTAAGAAAGGGCTCATCTATTTCTTTGACAGCGCGGGAAATGCGATACCCACCCGTTTAAAAAAATTGGTGAAAAACATTACGAAACAGGGGCTCGCACTAAATCCGCCGATTAAGTTCGCGTTTGACCAGAACCATCCGGTGGAGCACCAGTATGGGACAACGGAGTGCGGGATATATAGTCTATATTTTATCGTGCACATGCTGGAGGATAAGCTCACGGCGAAATATTTGAAAACGCATATAATAACGGACGAGTATGTGAATAAATTCCGCAAAATATATTTTAATCAGGAACTATAGGGCCGGCCCAGCAAACTGGAAAGTGGAAAACATCTGTTTTTATTAATGGTTGTATGTGATGGACCCGCCGACATGTATAGCGAATGATACGTTTTTCAAAAATAGGCATAGACCGACGGCATTCAAAATAATGATGTATAAGCCGTAATCTAATAAATATATTTTATTGAAAATTATATTTATGAGTTCATAATCATAATCATAACTGGAGAAACATATGTTATATAAATAATTGCAGCGCACGCGTATAATCCGGGAAAAATGGTAGGTTTTGAATAGTTCCGTCATGTATTGATTGGTATGTATAGTTTGTATTGCATTACTAACGCATTAAATGTCGCATCAATTTTATTTTTTTTTCATTTTAGTATAGTTACTTTTGGGTGCTTTAGCAGCTTTAGGCGCTTTAAAAGCTTTAGCTGCTTTAGGCGCTTTCGCAGCTTTAGGAGCTTTAGGCGCTTTCGCAGCTTTAGGTGCTTTAGGCGCTTTCGCAGCTTTAGGTGCTTTAGGCGCTTTCGCAGCTTTAGGTGCTTTAGGCGCTTTCGCAGCTTTAGGTGCTTTAGGAGCTTTAGGAGCTTTCGCAGCTTTAGGAGCTTTAGGAGCTTTAGGAGCTTTAGGTGCTTTCGCAGCTTTCGCAGCTTTAGGAGCTTTAGGAGCTTTAGGAGCTTTAGGTGCTTTAGGTGCTTTAGGAGCTTTAGGAGCTTTAGGAGCTTTAGGAGCTTTAGGAGCTTTAGGAGCTTTAGGAGCTTTAGGTG